GAACCAAGGAGGTTGCCTGGACGCACGGCAGTGAGAGCGATTGAGCGATCAGCGGACTCTTCACTGCCTTCTCGCCCCGCAGGGCGAGGCACGGGTTATCCGTGCATCGTTAAATCTATGCTCCAATTGCTCCAATGATTTAAAGATATATATATAGAACAAGATACTTTAGGAGGTTCTTCCAGGAATTTTACATTCCGCCCTAAAGTATTTTGTTTATAAAATAACTTAAAGAATTAATATATATTACTATGTATATGAATGAAGTAGCAGTTTATGACTTTCGCTACAATGCCGATACCTTTGAGTCGCCAGACCTTTTACGGGAACTACTCGTTGGTATCGCTAAGTCATTTGTATTCCAGTTAGAACAAGGTGACTCTGGTTATAAACATTACCAAGGCAGATTATCTCTCATCAAGAAGCGACGTAAACACGCCGCCTTACAACTCTTTGGTGAGAGTCCTCCCAATTATTTTGAACCCACTGTTTCTAAAGAATTTTGGAAAGGTGAAGGTTTCTACCAAACTAAAGAAGATACACGTATCGCCGGGCCTTGGCGGGATACAGACCATATACCAAAACTTACTAAACAAATGAAACTTTTCAATTCGTGGGGATTATTACCCTGGCAGGAACAATTAAAGGACGTAGTAGATTCTTTTTGCCTACGTTCCATTGATTTGCTATACGACCAACAGGGTAATGCCGGTAAATCCCTTTTCAGCGAACATATGGAATATTTAGGTATAGCGGAGGAAGTTCCTCCCTTTCGTTTAATGGACGATATATTTCAATGGGTCGCATCTAGACCTATTAAAAAAGTTTATATTGTGGATATGCCGAGAGGAATGAAAAAGGACAAATTAGGAGATTTTTATTCCGGATTAGAAGTTATAAAAAATGGAGTTGCTTATGATAAACGCTACTCTGCTAAGAAAATTAGATTTGATAGACCACGTATCATTGTTTTCACTAATACCTTGCCCGAATTTGAATTAATGAGTGCTGACCGATGGACTACATGGACTATCTCAAATAATGAATTATGTAAATTCTTTGAAGAATAAATTTTTTTCTCAAGTTATATTATAATGGCCTTTTTTAGCAAGTATCGCCCTCAGCGTATGCGTTCCGCCTATCAAGGTGGTAAATACAAGAACACCGCAGCAAGTAAGATTACTGCTGCTATCCGTCGCAAAAAACGTTCTTCTCGTCCTTCCAATTGGAAACCTGGACTTAATAGAGTAGAACGTAAACAAGTTAAAAAGATTATTGCGAATCGTAAGGAGTATAAATTCTGTCCTAACTGGTATGCTTATGACGATTACGCCGTGACGGGTGGATATATCCAAACTACCATACAACCTGATAGTTATTTGGAGAATATTTATGACCCTAATAATGACCGTGCCGTCGCAGGAGTGGGTTTCCAAACAGGAAACTATTTGAATGCGGCCAGTAACGCCGTTAATACTTCCCTCCCTGGAACATTTATGTATCCTTTAGGAGGTTATTCCATGCTCCGCGGTGACGGCAGTAATGAAATAGACGGTGACTATGCCTATATTCACTCTGCTATGATAACGTTACAGATTAACACCAAACCACTATCCGGTAATGTAACAACTACAGAAGACTCAGTAAGTCCTCTTATGTTTAGAGTCATTCAGGTAAAAGCAAAAAAAGTCGCCACAGGGACAACTCCCTCATTAAATAAGAGTTTGTTCTTAGACTTAATGAATGATGCTGATGGTTTAACCATGGCGGGTTCTACCAAAGAGGCAATGATAGATTATCCTATTAATACAAATCAATTTCAAAAATTGAGAGATTTTAAATTCCTATTGACTCAAACCGTCCAACCATCTTATGCGGGAAATATATCTAATCAACCAACCCCGCAGACAGCACACCCTACTCAAAAGAATCTTAAGTTTTGGTTACCAAAACCAGCGAAGAAAGTAAGATTCAGTGATACAAATGTGCAAGATTTGAATAATCACGAACCATTAAATTGGGATTACAACGTATATACTATTATCCTTTGTGCTAGACAGTCGGGAGGTGCTATGGGATACAGTGATACCTCTCGTGCCTGGACTGTTAAAGTTACGGGTCAATCCAAATTCCGTGAAACTTAGAAAACTAAAAAAAATCAACTCTGTTGTCTTCCTCCTCCCCGCCGCTGATCCGCGATTGAGCGTCAGCAGGGGAGTGTTTAGGAGGTTTCCTTTGTTCGAGGGCAACGCCCCCGAACCAAGGAGGTTGCCTGGACGCACGGCAGTGAGAGCGATTGAGCGATCAGCGG